TTTTTCGTCATTATAAGCGGGGTCTTTAGCGTATTGAATTGTAAACATTATTTTTCCTTTTAAGAAACTCGACAACCTACAGCCAAAATCTCAATTCCTGTATTACCGTTTTGTGCGCCCATATATTTCCAAGTGCCTGATAAATTATTATTCTGCTCAGTACCTATCCCATCCTTATAACATCCCGACCCTACGGTGGGTGGGTTATAGTTAGCCCCAGGAGTAAATTGACCTCCTCCACCCATGACTACCTGACAATAACTTCCAACAGTATTAAATCCTGGACAAGCAACGCTTAAGGTGCCGCCACCCGTAATTGTTCCGCCTTGCAGTCCGTTACCAGTTGCAACTGATGTTACGTTACCGTTTCCGTTTCCGTTACCAAACCCGTTACCGTTACCGTTTCCGTTACCATTTCCTGTACCTGCACCAAGGTTGATTCTAGCAGATGGCGCATTATTTGCGCCTGTTCCACCGTTTGCTACAGGAATAGGATTAGTAAACCCTGTAGTTTGAGTTGTTGCATCATTAAATGTTATCGTAGTATTGTTTACTGAAATTGGCATTATTAACTCCTAAATTAAACTGCTGTAATAGTAGCTGCTGTTACGTTTGCTGATGCTGTCAAATTCACCACGTTAAACGTACCTGTGGAACTTAGTGTTGCCACGTTTGCCCCATTATATTGAAAAACTAATGTACTTCCAACCTGCTGAATCGTGTAGTTTGAGGTAGCTATTGCTGAAGCCCCAGAACTTATTGCTTGCAAAAAATTAATCCCATCACAATAGACAAGTGTTGTAAATCCGTTTGGGATGGTTACGCCTGTGCCTGTAGCGCCGATTATCCGAATGGCAAAGCCGCCCGAAGTATTATTTACTACGGTATATAGTTTTTCAACGACTGGGGGGATTACATCTCGCACCGCACTATTTGCACCAGAAACCACTAAAACAGCGTTTCTAGCTTCGTTTGATACACCATCAAAATTAGTTAAAGTATAGTTAGCATTGGACATTGCTATTGAAACAACACCAGTAACAGCCTGTTCAATTAAAGTGCCTAGGTTTGTATTGGTCGTTTGTCCCCAAAGACCAGCCTGATCCCCGTCGCCCATCAGGGTTAGTTTTAAACTTGGTGAATATGTACTTGCCATAATTTGTCCTTATGCTGCTATTACTTCTGTCCAATTTGGGTTCTGCGCTGTATTTACCAAGCCCCAAACGTTTTGTTTATTAAGTCTAACAACGGTTCTAACGCCAGTCAAATCAACCACTGCATTTGCAGCGACGCTAACGGTTCCTACTCGGCCTACTGCATAAACACCTGTAACATCAACGTCGGTATTAGCGGCTACATCTACATTACCAAGTCGGCCTACAGCGTTTACACCCGTTAAATTAACAGTAACACTCTCAACTATTGAAACGTTACCAATTACACCTACGGCGTTAACACCTGTTAAATCAACCGTGCATCCAAGACTTAAAGCAACCGTACCTACTATACCTACTGCGTTTACACCTGTAAGGTTTACACCCGATTCAGCATTAATATCTACGTTACCTATTCTGCCAACAGCCTGAACACTTGTTAACTCAATAGTAACGCTTTCAACTACCGCAACCGTGCCAATTCTACCAACCGAATTAACTCCGACTAAATCTACGCTTCCACCAGCTTGAACCGTTGCAGTGCCTACTGCACCGACTGCGTTTACACCTGTTACATCTATGTTCTGATCTGTATTAAAACCAACCGTACCTACAACGCCAACAGCAGTTACGCCAGTAAGCTGAACTGAAATACCAATCGTTGCCTCACCAGTATCAGCAAACGGCGCCGCTGCGTAGGGCGAGAAACCAAAGGTCATTATTTAGCCTTTAATTCAGCTATTTCTGCGCGTAACTCTTCAACAACTTTAGCAAGCTCAATAGCTGCAACTAATGCTGCACCGCCATAATTAACCGATAAATACCCATCAGCACCCTCAACTACGGCTTCTGGTAATACAGCCATAAAGGACTGCGCACCAACACCAGGCTCACGATTACCACTATCTGTACGACTAAATACACCATGCTTAACCTGAGCCAGTTTTGATACGAAGTCAGGAGCTACATCTGTCCAGTTTTCTTTTAAGCGCTCATCCGAGTTGGCAGACATTACCGTAGCAGTTAACGTGCCTGTAGACGGATTAAAGAACAGCTTTGTATTAGATACGTTTGCTGTACTAATTGACCCAGAGGTGTTTGCTGTTAAAAGGATATATCGTGTGGCATTTGTGGTTGTATCGTCAGTAATCGTTGTACCAGAAGCGGGAACAGCATACGTTTGATCGCCCCGAAGGAACGTAGATGCGTTAGCTGTACCAGTACCAAGACGAGCTGTAGCTACTGTGCCCGAACTAATATTTGAGGCGTTAATTGAACTTATAGATGCGCCTGAACCGCTAAATGTAGCAGCTGTAACTGTGCCGGCATTATTAAGTCTAAAACGTTCTGTTGTACCCCCAGATGTTGCTCCAGACGCGATAACTAAATTTGCGCCGCTGTCTACTGCGTAAATAGCAAAACCAGCAGATCCATCAACGACTGCATGCCCACCGCCAAAACTTCCGCTCGAAATAAATGCCGCTCCAGTAGCCCAAGCAGATGTACTTGGAGAAAATGTCGCTCCATTGCCTGTAATTGAACTAACACCAAAATTGCCATTAGCATCTCTTAGGACTATAGTAGAAGCACCGTTAGCCGTAGCTGCTGTAGTTCTTGCGTTAGCTATAGTTCCGCTTGAAATATTAGAAGCATTAATACTAGTTAAACCGCCGCCTGCGCCACTAACTGTGGTAAATGTACCTACGTTAGCTGTAAAAGACCCGTTAGCATCACGAGCCACAATAGTGGAAGCACCATTGGCAGAAGCTGCTGTTGTACGGGCATTATCTAAAGTTCCCGTAGTAATTGCTGAAGCGTTAATAGCAGTAATAGCAGAGCCGTTACCAGAGAAAGATTCGCCCGTTATTGCCCCAGCAGCAAATTCACCAGAAGCTCCCCGCAAAACAATAGTAGAAGCGCCATTAGCAGTAGCAGCAGTCGTTCTTGCATTTGCAATAGTCCCCGAAGCAATGTTGGAAGCATTGATATTTGAACCACCAGACAGATCACCAATAACGGCAGCCGTTACAGTAGCCGCAGTAAAGTTACCACTCGAATCACGTTGGACGATTGTTGATGCGCCGTTGGCAGAAGCCGCTGTAGTTCTTGCGTTGGCTATGGTTCCAGACGAGATGTTGCTGGCGTTGATAGAGGTTATGGTTGTACCAGCACCAATAAAGTTTGCTGCGGTTACGTTGCCAGCACCAAAAGCTCCATTAGCGTCACGAACAACAAGCGTGGAGGCACTATTGGCATCGGAAGCGGTTGTACGGGCATTAGCGATTGTCCCGCTGGTAATGTTTGAGGCATTAATAGCGGTTAGGGCTACGGCGTTACCAGTAATGTTTGTGAAGTTACCTGTTGTGCCGTTAAAAGTCGTGGCGTTAGATGTGGTTGCCGTAATGGTGTTAGCAGTAAATGAGCCAGTAGAGTCACGCAATACGATGGTATTTGCACCATTTGATGCGGATGCTGTGGTTCTTGCGTTGTCTAGCGTACCTAGTGTGATACTAGATGCGTTAATTGAGACGTTGGCTGCGTTAGTAATCTGTCCTTGGGCGTTAACTGTAAATTGTCCAACAGCCCCAGCGTTTCCGTAAGTAGCCGCCGTAACAGCTGTATTAGAAATACTAAATGCCAGGTTGGCAAGGGTAAGACCTGTACCAGCAGAATAAATCTGAGAAGAACTAATTTCTGCAAACGTAATATTGGTTGAGCCAAACGTAATTGTGCCTGGTGTATTACAGATATAAGTTCGTCCTGCGCCTGTATCGCCATCTGTTACAAAGAACGCATCGCCTTGACCCAACTGATTAGGGTTAGCAAGACCAAAGGTATCGGCATCGGTTGCACGGGTTAGAACCCATTGTGCAGTAGCATTACCTGGGTTAGTAACTGTATAGACACCGTTTTGTACCGCATTAGCCTGTGCATAAACCAAAATACGGGCTGTATTAGCTACGTTTACACCATCAACAACAAGAGCAGCATTAGCCCCATTATTAGTAAGTGTTGCGCCTACGCCATTACCAGCGCCATTTGGCTGCACATAAACGGCATTTAAAGCTGTGTCTTCTTCAACTAAAACAGGGTCGTGGTATGAGATACCTGTTGAAAAAAGCCCGTCAACATAAGTCTTATTGGTAATATCCGTAGCATTGGCAGCGTTAGTAGTAATTGTTCCAGCTGTTAAAGTAACGGTGTTAGCTGTTAAGTTGGTTGTGTTGATATTGGTAAACGCAATAGTGTTTGCACCGTTCATTAATATATACGGCTTCGCTAGCTGGCTGAGTAACAAATACCTCAAGACCACCTGCACCTGCAGTAAAGTTAATTTTAGATCCTGAATTAGACGAAGAAAAAACCGTATCTCTACTCAGCGTAGCTGGAGACGTGAACGTACCAACGCCAACCTCCCACTCGGTATCAGACCCAGCAGTTAAGTTATGGATGGTGTAATAAACGGTAGAACCAGTAGCTATGGAGGCATTAAACGTTTGGTAGCCAGGAAATGCACCACTAAGCGTAACACTGCCCGTACCAGAGCTAGAGCTAGTTTCTTTAACCCTATCTTTCAGAATCAAAGCCATAAGGCTCTCCTAATTAACTAGCTGTCAAACGAATAATGGCGTTGCTTGCGTCCGCAGTTGGGAAGTTAACTGCAAAAGTACCGTTGGTTGATGTCTTATCACCACCAAAAGCCAATACAGCAACAGCCGCATTTGACAAGTTAGCGTTATAAATCAAAGCGCCGTTAGCGGTAATTGTTGCATTCGCCCATGAAGTATTTGAGAACGAGATAAAAGCCACGTTGCCAGTATTTGTTGGGGTTACGCTAACCGATAAAGTATTGCCGCCAGCACTGTAGTTGCCTGCAGAAGCCACTTCGTTCGTTGCTGAATAAGCAGTTGTGTTCTCGTTAATAGTAGCCGAGCTGGTATACAAAGCTAATTTAAACGTATTTGCTGAAAAGTTATGCTGACCATTCAAGATTTGAACTTTGAACGATGTAGCCATTCCTTGGGTAATTGGCATATTATGCTCCTAAAAAATTATCTAACGGGTCCAGGTATAGGTAATCGTAATTGTCCATCACGATAAGCACTACGTCTATCTTTACCATCACCCAAGTCTTTGAGTAACGCTAAGGATTCTTGGTACTTCTGTTCGTAATATGCAACTAAGTCTTGTTCACCTTTTTGGAAGATGATAGCCTCACGTAACGAACCATACAACAAAACTGATTCAAAATTATCGCCCAACCAGCTAGTGCCATTTGGGTTTTGAACATTATTTACAGGCACTG